ACAGCCGATGGCCCAGGCAGATTGAGCGGCACGATATTCTCGCGCAGCGTGCCACCCGTCACATCGACGCGCTTCCACTCGCCCAGGCGGAACTTCAAGTCGCCGGAACGGATGTTGACCCCAGCGCCGACGAAACCACCCTGCGCGTTCTGGAGCGCGCCCGCGTCCAGCATGTGATTGAGCGCCTTGTCGATCGCTGCCGTGATGTCGTCCAGCAGCGCGCCGAACCCGATATGATAGAATGACCCATCGGGCGCGGGCAGGAAGCCATATTGCGTGAAATATTGCTTGGGATCGATCCGCACCACTTCCTGCGTAGCGTTGTTGATCGTGACCGTATCCTCATCAAAGGCCGGTTCGATGCGGACGACAGACGATGTCTCGCGGCACAGGGTGACAATGTAGGGTTCGGGGTAATCGTCGCCGTCCAGATCGATGCGGCAGAACTGCTCAAGGAACTCGACAGGAGCCGTCTCGCTGTCATCCTTCTCGCTCTCGACATGGGGCAGCGGAATCTTCTTCCAGATACCGGAACGGAAGCGCTCCTCGCATTCGTGCGGGTAAAAGCGCATGATGTGGGTATAGCGGGGTGCGGCCTCGATGCTTTCGGCCCAATAGTTGATCACGAAGTCCAGCGCGGTGACCGTCTGGCTCTCGTTGCGCTTCTGCACCGGGTCATGCCACGTCTTGCGGAACACGCTGCCCACGATCGGCAGTTGCAGCAGCAGGCGGTCGGTTGCCTCCTCCCAACCCGGCATGTCGAACAGAAGCTGCCACGTCATGTGCTGTCCGACACGTTCCGCGCGTTCCGTCTTGTCAGGCGATGGATTACCCAGCACGCGGCCCTTGACCAGGCTCGCCCCGTCCACGATCGCGGGATAGGCACGCGCCTGAAACTGGACGGCAGCGCTGGTCAGCAGCGGAAACTTGATATTGCTGGCATTCGGCCACGGACTGACGCGCTGTTCACGCACCTGCATGGCGATGTCGAGATAACGCTTGTACCGCTTCTCCCACGTATCGCCGTCCGACGCCTGATTGCGGCTTGCAAGGTCCGCCTCGAAGCCCTGCAAGCAACGCTGGCCGATGCGTCCAAGCTCTGTGTCATCCAGAAGCTCGATCAGCCGGTCAGCCGCGATGATGTCGGTTATGCGGCGCGTGGAGCCTTCTTCCTCGCCGTCATAATCCTCGATCGTGCCAGGTACGGTTGCCATTAGTGGGCCACCACATCAGATGCTTGGCGCACCATCGCACCCAACTTCAACGCGCCAAATTCTTTCATGGCGGTGACGATGAGAAAGTCCATTTGTTCGATATTCTTGGCCAACTCCTCAAGCGGCTGAGAAGGCGTCCAGAAAAAATCCAGCGACCAGCGCTGCCCTTCCCGGTCAAACGCCGCTGTAGTGCGCCCCTGCCTGCCTTGCAGCCAGCGCGTCCACATGTAACCATTGCGCTTGGCAAGGTTATTAGCACCCTCTTTGGCGAATTTCAGTTGATCGAGGGTTTCTTTGTCTACCAGTTTCATCAATGCCCAAACCTCCCAATGTCCTGTGGCTGGCGGAGGTCGGATTCCTCCCAATCGTCGTTGTCGTTCAGCGCTGGATTGATGATCGGGCGTGCCACCGCGATCAGGCCGAATGCGTCTGCGCCATGGCTGGACCAGTCGTGGTTAGGGCCAAGACCAATCGTCCGCTTTTCGTCGCGCTTCTCGTGATACCAACCGATGGCCTCGATGCCTCCGGCGCAGCGTTCGCTGTCAAACCACATTTGCGGGAACAGGCGGCGGGCGGCCTCGACGCGCTGCATAGCCGCGCCCGCGCCCTGATTTGGGATAACGCGGACGTTGAAGCCAGCTTGCCTTAGAGCGCCCTCATAGGTCGCGTCATACACGCGGTCATGTGCCGCGCCGTCATGGGGCAGGATGCAGTGCGCCTTGTCGTATTCGCTATCACGTAGCCAGTTGATATGCGTGGCGAGAGGCTGACCGACCGCCTCGTAATAGTCGAGGAGCCAGACTTCCTTGCCGACGAATTGCACAATCCAGATGGCGGTCGCGTCCGCCTTCGCGCCGGTGCCGCCGATGTCCCATATCGCCCAAATCGTCATCAATGGATCGGGATTGACGCGGCACACGCGACCATCAAGGCGCGCCTTGGCAAGCTGCCGGGCGAAATATGCGCCCTCATGCTGCTGGATAAAGTCGCCTTCCCATATGTGTTGATAGCTGTCTGGACGCTTCTCCAGATCATCAACACGCTTGCGGTCCAGTATCGCCGGGAACCATGGATTATCGCGCCAGTTCAGTTCGACGATCTTGTCGCGCGCTCCAGTTTGCTCCCTGAACCGCTTGTGCGTTGCGGAGCGCTTGCTTTCCGGGTTCCACGTTACCCAAAGTTCGCTTTCTTCATCACGCAGGGTAGGGATCAGTTTAACCCATGCCTCTTCCGTGACAGGCTCCGCCTCATCGATCCAGCTCAGCAGGATACGCGCCTTCGACTTGATGCTGTCGATGTTGCGGTCAAGCCCGGTGAAGGCGTAGGAGATACGACCGCAGGCAGTCCGAATATATTTCTCGCCAAACTCGAAGTGAGGGCGCAGCCAATCCTCTTCACTGATCGCCGCCTTGATTTCCTCCATCGAGGAATCGGCCAGGCTGTTCATGAACTGGCGACCGCAATGGACTATCCCTTCACGCCCCGCCGCTGCCCACATATGCGCGCGAACAGCTGTCATCTTTGCAAATGTCCGCGTCTTGCCAGATCCGCGACCGCCATAAGCCCCGCGCGTGTCTGCTGTGCCGGAAAACACCGGGACCAGCTTTGACGGCATCATGATCTGGACCGCGCTCATTGCGGATCGACGCCGACGAGCTCGATGCGGGTGATCTTCTGTGTAATCTCGCCGCTGTGCTCGGTTTCAACCTTGTCGCGCCAGTCGCCTTGCCCTGCGTTTTTCAGCGCGAAAATGGTGCTGGTGACAACCGGGCCATCGACCGCACGCAACAGCCTGCGCTCAAGGAAAGCCTGCCGTTTGGACCGCGCAAGGTTTACAGTGTCCGAAAATTCCGGGTAACGATCCGCCCAATCGTAAACACGCTGGCGATGAATATTGAGTTCACCTGCTGCGGCGGCAAGCGAAAGCCCCTCTGCCATCAAGCTTAGGATTTTCTCGCCAAGCTCTGGCGTGAAGTCTGTAGGGCGGCCCGCGTTTGTCATGGCGGGCATACCAAATACACATGAAACAGCGCCGCGCTATGCGGTCAAATTCAGCATCCCCATATTTTTGGGAATTATATACTTGACTCCCTAAATTGCATCGGGTAGTGATCTTCTCACAGGGCGCGCCTCGGCCCTTTCGGAACGGGGGCGGAGAATGAAAATGAGCAACATCGGACGCGAAATCCTCTCGAACGGCCGGATCATCGGAACGGTTGTCGAGGACATGGGCAAGAATCTCCGCATCCGCCTTGCCGATGGCGAGAAGCGCAACCCGGTCCTGGGTGACTTCTCGATTGTGCCCATCAAGATGATTGAGTTCGCTGACGAGGCCCGTCTCGGCTTTGCCGCCGCCGACCCTCGCCATGAAGCTGAGCTTCGCCGCGCCGGTGGCGATGCCACCCTGCTGCGTCGCTAAGGGAGGGCGAGACATGGTGAACCATCCGAACCGCAACCGCTTCGCCCGCTGGCTCAACCAGCGCGATGGCCTGTCAGACGATCCTTTGCGACGCGCCGCGCAGATCGCCCTTTCGGCGATCAACGAAATCGACTTCGGCGAACTGACCGACGATACCGGCGTGACCGTCGCATATGAGGCGCTGTGCGCTGTTCTGTCGGAGGACAGCGAGTGAGCAAGTCCACCATCAGCACGTTCGAACTGTTCCAGATGTTCCCCGATCAGGAAAGCGCGCGCCTCTACTTCGAAGCGCAGCGCTGGCCTGACGGGGCCACCTGCCCGGCATGTGGGGAAGCCGAGCGGATCGGCACCCGCAAAGGCGGCTTCTACCGCTGTAACGCCTGCCTGACCGACTTCACCGTCCGCACGAACACCATATTCGAGCGGTCGAAGGTGCCTCTGCACAAGTGGCTCTACGCCATGTATCTGCTCGTGACGGCCCGCAAGGGCATCAGCAGCCTGCAACTGCACTCGCAGATAGGCGTCACGCAGAAGACCGCATGGTTCATGCTCCAGCGCCTTCGCGAAGCCTGCGGCAACGACCCGACCGAACTGGCCGGGATCGTGGAAATCGACGAAGTGTATATCGGAGGCCGTGAGGACGCGAAGCACGAGAACAAGCGGCTCAAGCGTGGTCGCGGCGCAGTCGGCAAGACGCCGGTTATCGCCGGCCGCGAGCGCGAAAGCGGCAGGGTCAAGGCAGAGGTCCGCCCGTCGATCAGCGCCCGGAATGCGGTCGGCTTCGTCCATCGTCACGTTCAGGTCGGTTCGACCATTCACACCGATGAAGCTGGCATCTACAGCCGGATAGGCGGGCTGCTCTACAAGCACGAGAGCATCAACCACAGCGCGGGCGAATACGTCCGGGGCGATGTCACGACGAACGGTATCGAGAGCGTCTTCGCCGTCCTCAAGCGCGGCATCCACGGTGTGTATCACCACGCCTCCCCGAAGCACCTGCACCGCTACGTCGGAGAGTTCGCGTTTCGCCTCGGTGACGGCGATGTTAGCCGCCACACGCTTGACCGCCTCGCCAGCTTGTTCAGCGCCGCGCTGGGCCGTCGCCTCACCTATAAGGATTTGATCGCATGACCGAACAAATCCGCGCCATTCTCGACAAAGTGACGGAGCGCGTCTTCGCCTACCGCCCGAACGGCGACCCGAAGCCGCTGCCGAAGACGGCGCAGCCATGTGCGACATGCGGGGCGAAGGCCGGTTACGCATGTTCACCCGACTGCCCCGAACAGCGGTGATCGGGAGCCATGTATATAATTCCCATATTTTGAGGGGGCTCGCAATGCTTGATCCAATCGCCATACAATCCGCCCTCAAGGCCGCCGGGCACTACTCCGGCGAGCTGGATGGCATCTTTGGGCCTCGCTCGCGAGCGGCCGTGGATGCGGCTCTCAAGGCGGAGGGCGTGCCCTTCACCACGTGGCCGCACTCGCGCCGCATGGTGGCAATCCGCCAATGGGTGCTCCAGCGCGCGGGCTTTGATCACGGCCCGATTGACGGGGTGGAAGGCCCCAAGACGCGCGCGGCCGCCTATGCCTTCTCCAAGCCAGTGGGCGTGGAGCTCCCATGGCTCAAGGAGGCGGAGAAGGCGATGGGCCTTCATGAGGTGATGGACGGCGAGGAGCTCCGCGCATGGCTCCGCAAGGATGGAGCCACCCTTGGCGATCCGGCCAAGCTCCCTTGGTGCGGCGATTTC